CCTACGCTCGACCAAGCCCACGCAATTGCGAGCAATCACGAACAACCATTTGAAACGCGATAGCGCGGTGGTGAGCAAAGGCGCGCCACGGTGAAGTTTGTGGCCGAGATTGAAACCCGCATCGCCACCCTCGCTGAAGCGCACAAGCTGCTCAGGGAAGCCGTTGTGCGCCTGCGCCGGGACATCGCGGGGGCCTCGGTTGCCGAGCGCATCGAGGCGTATCTCGCAGCTTCGAAATAAGCGAATTTGGGGGGTAAGGGGGGTAACCTAAGGATAACTTTGGTTCTCCCTTACTTCTTTCCAATGTTTCACATCGCTTAGCATAGGGACCATAGGTTGGCTCAAGTAGAATTATACTAGTAGTATATCTATAAATATTCAACCTTAGTGATTTCCTATGTATCCCAGTGTCTACTCTAAGACCTAAAGTATAGACACTGGTGTACATAGGATGCACCCTCAAGTGATTTTATAATAATTACTACAATAAATCGACCTAAGGAATTCTTTGGTGTCAACCGAAGGTGCACCTGAGGTCTGTTGGTGTCCCCCGAAGGGATGCCTATGTTAAACCTATAGGCTCCACGAAATATGTCCATTGAACGTCTCAGGGGTCTTGGTAAGCAAGGTGTCCTCGCTGATCCTGATCCTTATGACCTGCCTATTGATGCATTCAATGCTGGTGTCAATGTCAGGTTTCGAAACTCCAAGATAACCTCAGGACCTGTGTTCCGCTCGGCCATTGCGCCGATGAACCTTAGTAATCCAAGGTTCCTCTTCACATCCGCTCCGACGCAAGGCAGCAACTTGCTCTTTCTCGGCTACCAGAGCGGCAACGTCCACCTCTACAACAACGGCAGCGAACTCGACTACACGCTTGCAGGCTACACCACATCAGCCGTAGAGGCCACATGGTCCGGCACGACGCTCGATGGCATCGTGTACATCAACCGCAGCGACCGCACGCCTTGGTACTTGCCGACCGGAGGGTCCGCATTTGCTAACCTAGCTGTCACCGCGCCCCCAGGCGGCCTCACGACCAACGCACCGACCTCCACGTCATCCAACGTACTCTCGTTCCCCTCGGTCCCCGCAGGCCAAGTTGTGCTCGGCATGTCCGTCTACAACAGCAGCGGCGTCCTAGTGGGCTTCGCCGCGTCAGCTACGTCCACCACGGTCATCCTGCAGGCCAATGCGTTCGTCGCGGTTGCCTCTGGCGCCACGCTGACCTTCAGCGGCCAGTGGGACCCCACTTGGTCAACCCGGATACTGCGGCAGTGCGCTGGGGCCCTCGTGGCCCTTAACGTGACCAAGGGCGCCACGAACTACCCGCAGCTCGTCAAAACAAGCTCCATCGTCAGCTTTGGCTCGACCCCAGCATCATGGGACATCGCGCAGCCCTCCACGTTGGCCACCGAGAACACCTTGGGCTCCATGGATGGCGGCATCACCGATGGGTGCCCCCTCGGGCAGGACCTGATCATCTATGGTCTCCGCGAGGCGTGGCGCATGCACGCTGACGGCTCGACATTCGTGTACAACTACACGAAGCTGCCGTTCCGTAAGGGCTCCATCAACGCCAACTGCACATTCGAGCTTGACGGCAAGAACTTCGTGTTCGGCCTCGATGACATTTGGGTGCACGACGGTGTCTCCGAGAAGTCCCTGTGTGATCAGCAGGTGCGCGACTTCATCTATAACGCGCTGAACGTCGCACAGGCCTCCAAATGCTTCGTGGCGTACAACTCGCAGCTCAACGAGATGTACTTCGCGTATGTCTCCGGTGACGCCTACGTCAACTTCTTGAACAACGTCAACGGCTGCAACAGACAAGCCACGCTGAACCTCACCACTAATACGTGGACCTTTGACGACCTTCCGAGTGTCTTCTCGGCCGCCAACGGCCCTCTGGCCAACATTCTCACTTACGCGACCGTCACCACCACCTACACGACCATGGGCGGCTCGTACCAAGACCAAGAGGACGGCGGCAAGCGCGTGATGGCCTACACTGGCGAAAGTGTCAGCGGCTATAGCCTCAGCACCTCGCTGTACGCCTTCGACCTCTACGGCACCGGCTCTATCGCCGCGTTCGGTGTGGACACCAACGCCACTGCGCCTCGGTACCTTGAGCGCATCGGCATCTCGCTCGATGAGCTGAACGAGGAGCTGCGGGGCTACAAGGCGGTTAACAGCGTGTACCCGCAGGCCCGCGTGGATACCTCAGGCGGCAACTACCTGCAGTTCTCGATTGGCGCCTCGGACTACATCAACAGTTCGGTGCCTACCTGGCAACCCTACCAGAACTACGACGGAGTGACGAAGTACAAGCTCGATTTCAACGCCGCTGGGCGCTGGTTGGCGCTGCGTGTGAAGTGGAACGACTACAGGACGTTCACGCTCACCGGCTTTGACCTCGACATCCAGATCACAGGTAGACGCTGATGGGAAAACTTGTTCCCTACATCGCAGACGTTCCGCCGCAGCTGGGCAACGACAAGCTCTACCTAGCAGGACAGCTGAAGAAGATACAAGACGCCATCTCTTCCCTGATCATAGCGTTACAGGCGGTCGGCGGCACCAGCGGTAGTGTTCCGTTCTTCGGCTCGGGCGGTGCTTTGGCGCAGGACAACGCCAACTTCTTTTGGGATGATAGCAATTTAATCCTCAAAGCTGGCACGCAGATACAACTGCTGTTGAATGGGGCGTTCGTCCCAGCGCTCTTTCCAATCTACAACGCAGGCGGCAATAATTGGTTTGCAGCCCATGCTGGAAACACCTCCGCCACTGGAAATCTCAGTCTCGGATTTGGTGATGGCGCTTTACAGAGATTTACCTCCGGCAGCGGACTTTTAGCGCTGGGGAATAATGCTATGAACTTTGCGACGACTGATACTAACAGCGTCGCACTGGGCAATTACGCGCTCTATCAAGTAAACGGAGGTTACAGCAACTTCGGTTTGGGCGTGTCGGTGTTCCAGAATTTGCACAACGGCGGCGGCAATACTGGAGTTGGTGTCGGCGCGGGCGCTACTCAAACTGGTGGCAGCAGCAATACTTATGTTGGAAACAATTCCGGCAGCAGTATCACTGGAACTTCTAACAACAATACACTGCTCGGTACTTGGTCCGGGCCTTCAGGCTCCATATCCGGTGTCATCGGCATCTCCGATGGCGGCGCCGTCCTAAGACAGGACTACAACTACACAACCGCCAACGTATGGACCTTTGCAGCCGCCGTTTCCATTGGCACTTACACCGTCGCAACACTACCAACCTCGCCAGCTGGCACCATGGCTTATGTCACGGACGGCACGGCCGCGCTGGCCTGGGGCGCGACGGTAACAGGTGGGAGCACGACGAAATATCTCGTCTGGTTCAATGGTACGAACTGGACCGTAGTAGGAAAATAACAGATGGCCACTCTCTCGCTTCAAATCGTCTCTGGCCTCGGCACCAACACCGCCACGCTGACCTTCTCCGCGCCCGATGCCCAGCGCATCTTCACCGCATGGCAGAACAAGGCAGGCCCAAAGGATACCAACGGGAACCCCATTGGTACCCAAGCCCAGTTTGTCAACTTCTTGTCACAGCACGCAGAGGACCTGTTCAGCCATTGGGTCACTATGAATGAACAGGTTGTCATCGTGCCCCCGGGCATCTCCCTCACCTAAGTGTCTGACTTTGATCTAGTCAAGACGCACGAAGCCTTGCGAACCGGCGACTGTATAGTTGAGCTTGATGAGTGGCGCAGCCCTTCGGGGGACCAATTGCTGTTAGCGCACATCAATGTTCTCCATTGGTCCCCATCCTCTCTCAAGAAAATGCGCAGAGAGTGGGCGCTATTCCGCTCGATAGTCACCTGTCCAATATTCGCAAACCCGCCGCACCATGAAGGCCCCAAGCTAGAACGCTGGGAACGCTTCGTTGCGTTGATGGGTTTCCGCCCTCTATCTCACGTTCTGTGCGAAGACGGGCTAACACGGCCCCTCTACATACATGAAATCGGAAGAAGAGAAGAAGGCACATAAGCGCGCCTATAACCGCGAGCACTGCAATTCCATGCTTGGCTACGCAAAAGACAACCCAGACACCCTAATCAGGGCCGCTGAATACCTAAAGGCTGCATAAGTATGTCCTCCTCCACCTCTCAACAGCAGTCTCAATCACAGACATCGCCTTGGCAACCGCAGGCGTCCGCGCTGACCTCGGCGTTCAACAACGCTAACGCCGCGTATGGACAAGCTTCCCAAGCGGTTGCGCCAACCAACTACGTCTCGCAGTTCACGCCTGATCAGCTCTCGACCTTCCACAACATGCTGGGCTATGCGAACGGCAACACCCTGCCGACCACGCAGGGCAACGCAGGCGCCACCAACGTCAACAACGGCACCAACGCGTCCGCAGGCGCCCTCACGGGTCTGCAGAACTTCAATCCGTCTACCGCGACCTCCGCGCCATCGCTGATCAACACCGCGACCCAGTACATGCATGGTCAGAACATCCCTGCTGAAGTGCAGGCTGCGATGCTCTCTGGTGAGCAGACTGCTCGGAACGTCACCCTCCCCGGCGTCGTTCAGAACGCAGCCATCGGCGGCAACGCTGACAGCTCGCGCAACGGCATCGCGCAGGGTCTCGTGGAGCAGGGCCTCGCTGAACAAGCAGGTGCCCTCAGCGGACAGCTGGGGTCTCAGGCGTTCCAGAACGGCCTCACGCTTGCGTCGAACAACGCCAACACCACCAACGCGGCAGAGCTGCAGGCGCTTCAGAATTGGGGCGTGCTCGGTAACTCCACGACCAACGCAGGCACCAACCTAGGCAACTCCTCGGTCAACAACGCTGGTTCGCTGTACGGCATTGCGGAGAACGCGGGTCAGGGAGAGCAAGCAGCAGCGCAGGCCGCGCTCGACAACCAGCTAAAGCAATACCAAGCGCAGGTGTCGGACCCCTACGCGCCCCTCAACGGCCTCATGGGCATCATCGGCTCCAACAACTGGGGCAGCAACAGCAGCGGCACGTCTACCACGACGACCACGCCCAGTGCGTTTAGCGTCATCGGTGGTCTCTTGGGCGGCGCCGGTAGCCTCGCGTCCGGCTTCGGCGACCTCGGCTGGCAACCCTTCGGAAAGTCTGCCTAATGGATAAATCGAGAAACTAAGATGGACAGTTATGCAGACGGCAGCGGCCCGATTGACAATACGCAGGACGACGCTGCACCGGACGTTTACAACCAACGTCTTGTCGGTCTGCGTGCTGATCATCTCGCCGAACTACAGAACCCCGCGCTCCGCAGCTTCGCCACTAGGGCCTTGCTGCACGAAGGTGGCGTGGGTGGCCTAGCTAGTAACTTCGAACAGCTTGCTAACTACGCCCACGCGAACAACATGGGCATCAAGCAGGCCCTTACCTCTGGCTTCTACGGCCCTGTTAACAACGGCCAGATACAGCCCAGCCTGTCCCGACAGGAAGCTGCGGCTGGTGACGCCGCCATCAACAGTGTGTTCTCACTAGGCCGCAACAAGCTCGCGTACCGCATCGACCAAGGTATGCAGGGCGACCCCAACTACAACACAGAGCAGAACTCCAGGTACCGGCCCGCCCGCATCGACGGGGCGTTCTTCGCCGATCACCCTTCTGTTGGCGTGGGCTGGGCACAGAAACAGCTTGCGGCCGACCAAGCCTTCAAGAATGGCGGCGGACAAATTGCCGATCAGCAGTATGAGGCAGGTAACCCAATTGCAGCCGTCAACGCGGCGGCTGGCATTAAAACCCCGATAGGTCGCGGGGCTCTCTCATACGCAGGTAGCGACGTGGCTTCAAACGACGACGACGAAGAAGAAGATACCAACACCAAGGGCCTCGGCAAGGGCGCCCTCCAGACCCTCTTTCAGGGCGACGCCCCCGACAGGATGCACGGCATCGGCGCTATGCTGGCTCAGGCGGGCGCGGCCCTCGCTGGTATCTCTAACCCAACTCAGGGTTACGTGCTCAGCGGCCTCGCCAAGCAGATCACCGATAACGGCAAGACTGACTACCAGTACATGATGGGTGCTGACGGCTCGCTGTACCGCATCAACAAGGATGACGGCAGCGTAAGCTCGGTTAAGACGGGCTCCACTAAGCACCAGTTGCAGCTGAAGGAAATCACCGGCGCGAACGGCATGAAAATTCCCGGCAACTACGACCCAACAAGTGGGGCGTGGACGCCGCTGCAAGGCCGAGGCGCAGCACAGGGTGATAACGGACTAGACGAGAACGGCCTTCCTGCGACCTACGAAGAGCTGCAGAAGCAGAACCCTGCACTAGCTAATCAAGTTGCCCAGATCAACTCTGGTGGGGTGAAGCTCCCTACATCATCGTATCGCAACCCGCAGAATATGATGATCAGGAATGCCGTGTTCAAATTCTTCCCCGGCACATCCGAGGACCAGTTCAGCGCCCGCAACGCGTACGCTAAGAACTACGGCACCGACCAACCGTCTCAACCGGGCGGTCAGTCGGTAGGCCTCGGGCATTCGCTGGACATCGCGGATCAGCTCGGGAGGAACATGCTCCAACAGAACAACTTCAGTGGCCTGATCGGCGCAGGAACGACCCTGAACTCGATCAAGAATGCCCAGATGTGGGGCGGCACCAACTCAGCCACGGCAAACGCAGGCGGTGACCTAGCTTACAAGCTGGCCACCGAGACCGGCCGTCTGTATTCGGGCAATCAAGGCGGAGGCGTCAAGGAGCGCGAGGACACTATGCGGCGCTTCGGTGGAGACACTCAAAACCTAACGCCGGTCCAGCAGGCGGGTCTTCTCCGCGAACAGCGCGACGTGCTCACGTCTAGACAGGAACAGCTGGAAGGGCAGCGGGATAAGCTGTTTAACGACGATCCCGACGCCGCTAAGCGTTTTAGCTTCAGAGACGCGAAGACGCAGAAGGCTATTGACGGCATCAACGACACACTGTCGAAGCTCGATCCCACCGGCCCCGAAGCTCGGGCGCTGAGCCTGCAAAACAGGGCCGCGCCAAGCGTGGGCGGCAATCGGCCGCCTCTCGCATCATTCTTTTAAATAAGGACTAAACATGGCTGACGACCAAAACGTGGCTGATGGCATCGTGAAGGCTCGTGCGGCCGGTTACTCCGACGACGAGATTGCGGCCCACCTCGCCGATACAATGCCCGGCATCAAGAAGGCACGCGACGCAGGATACTCCAATGGGGAAATCCTGGCGCACCTCGCTGGAGACAGCGCGCCGTCTGCCCCCAAGGAAGACCCAAGCGCCCTGAAGGACGTTGCGATGCAGTTTCCCACGGGCTTCAACGAGGGCCTCGCGAACACCGCGGGCCTCCCTGTTGACGTCTTGTCGTGGGGCCTGCGTAAGGTAGGCCTTCCGATCCCTGCGAACGCTTTTGGTGGCTCGCAGTCGATCAAGAACGGCCTCGGCTACATCGATGCCAACCCGGACAACGCTCCCGCACAGACCACCGCAGGCCAATTCGCCCGCGCCGCTGGTAACGGAGCCGCAAGCGCCGTAGTCCCCGAGGGCGCCTTAGCAGCCGCAGCGCCCGCTGTGAGCCCAGGCCTCCTAGCCGCAGCTCGGGCCATGGTAGGCAACGGCTCAACCATGGGCCGCACGGCCATCGCGGGCGTAGCCTCGGGCCTCGGCGGTGAGGCCGCAGGCCAAGCCACACAGGGCACAGCAGCGGAGCCTGGGGCTCGCATGGCTGGCGCCGTGCTTGCCGGTGGCGCTGCTGGTGCCGTTATGGCTCCCCGACAGGCCGCACGGGCTCTCCCGACCATAGACGCCGTGAAGGCCGCAGCCAGCGCAGGCTACAACAGCCCCGAGGTGCAGGCTCTCCGTGTCAATGGCGGCGCAGTGAATAACTTGGGCGACAACATCGCACAGACGTTGGAGGGCAAGGGCTTCTTCCGAGAGGACCACGGCCCCGTGTTCAACGCGGTTGACCGCCTCAGCAATGCGGGGCCGTCAGTCGGGTTCAAAGAGCTGGACGCGGTGCGCCAAGCGCTAGGCGGCAGGGCTGGTGAGATTGACGCCTTCGGGCGCCCTACTCAGACTTCAAGGGCCGCGCAGAACGCCAAGACCATGCTCGACCATTTCGTTGAGAACGACATGACCAACCCGAACAACGTGCTCACAGGTAACCCTGTGGCCGCTCGGGTGGCGATTGCGAATGCCCGTGCCAACGCCGGCGCAGCCATCCGCGCCGAGCAGGTGAAGAATGGTCTCAACAACGCCGAAATCCGCACCGACACGCGCAACAGCGCGATGAACCTGCAGAACAAGATCCGCCAGACCATGGAGAAGTTCGTCGTCAACGACGGCTCCAAGATGGGCGGCTACACCGATGCAGAGAAGGCGCAGATGACCCGCTTGGTGCGCGGCTCGCTGGCCATGAATGCCCTGCGCTATGCTGGCAATGCCATGGGCGGTAGTGGCATAACCGTTGGTCCCTACGTCGCCTTCGGTCACCCATTGGTCCCTGCGACAGGCTTCACGCTGAAGACGATAGCCAACATGGCCACCAAGCGGCTTGCGAACAACATGTCAGACACCTTGTTATCCCGCGCCCCGCTGGCGCAGCCGGTCATTGCGGCGAATAGGGCTATCAGAGCATCTAACTCTCTGGCCACCCGCTCGGCCGGTACACAAGCCGCCCTACGCGGCCTAGCAGCCGTACTACTCAACAAGTAGAACAGTGCCCCGTAACCCCCTCAATCCCCGCCTGCCGCCCAAGGACCCCATCACGGGCCGAAGGCGGCGGCGGCGTAACAAGAAGGCTCCTGGCAGCAGGCCTGAGGTGTCTGAGCGGATGCGCGCTCTTTGGCAGGACCCTGAGTTCCGCGCCAAGATGGCCGCTAGAGACCGCAAGCACTCCGAGGACAGCAAGATCAACCCGGAGAAGTACAAGCGCACGGGCATCCCTGACGGAATGACGCGGAAGCAGGCCGCTCCGTTGTGGAAGCGCGCGTACGAACTCGCAGACAAATTCATTCAAGTACTAAAGGACACAGGACGCCTATGAGCGACAAGCCTGACGTGGCTATCCCGACTACGGACGCCGCGATGGCCGAGGCTGCACTACGCGAAGCGTTTGCGCATGCCATTGGTCCGTGTGATCAGAAAATCAAAATTCAATATATCAATACCGTGCTGGCTTACACCAAAGCGAAGCCTGAGACTCGCTCCAAGCTGACGCTCGACAAGGCCGAGGCATTCCTCGACGCAGTGGCTGAAGACCTTGGAGCTAAGTGAGAAGCAACTCGCGGCTCGCAAGCGTCTCCTAGAGGACTTCGAATTTTACGCTAAGCACTGCTGCCGCATACGCACTAAGGAAGGTACGATTACCAACCTAGTGCTGAACCGCGTGCAGCGGCGCTTCGTTGAGCGCATCAATGACCAGATGTTGCGCACAGGCCGTGTTCGAATGGTCGTGGTTAAGGCCAGACAGCAGGGCCTCTCTACAGTTATTTCATGCTGGCAGTACTGGTGGCTCTCGCAGCGCAAGGCCCAGAAGGGCTTAGTAATTGCGCACGAGGCGGACAGCACCACCACGCTGTTTGATATGTACCGCAGACTTCACGAGAACGTCCCGGACATCGTCAAGCCTTCCACCAAGTACTCCTCTCGTACTGAGTTGGTGTTCGACAAGCTCGACACCGGCCTCCGCGTGGCTACCGCAGGCGGCCGAGGCGTGGCCCGTGGTGAAACCCTCACCACAGCACACCTGTCCGAAGTGGCCTTCTGGCCAACCGCGTTCGCCAACACGAACTTCAACGGCCTCGTGCAGGCCATCCCTGACACCAACGGAACAGCCATCTTCCTCGAAAGCACGGGGAACGGCATGAACGGCGTCTTCTACCAGATGTACAAGGGCGCCCGCTCTGGAGAGAACGGCTATGAGCTGTTCTTCTCAAGTTGGCATGAGAGCGACGAGTACCGGGATGCAAGCGTCCCTGAGGGCTTCGTGCTCACACCGGATGAGGAGCAGTTGGCCGGGACGTTCGGTCTCGACAACGAGCAGCTTTGGTGGCGCCGGCGCAAGATAGCGACCAACGGCCTAGACCTGTTCCGTCAGGAGTTCCCTATGACCCCTGAGGAGGCCTTTATCTCCACAGGTAGGCCGGTGTTCAATTCAGAGTACGTCACCGAACGCCTTCGAGAGCCAAAGAGGCCAATTAGGAACATGGCTGTCGAAGAGATGAGCACTGACGGCAAACTATTGCCAATGCGAGTGCTGCGCGAGCATCCTCGTGGAGAACTCAAGGTCTACCGGGAGCGTGATCCCCAGGAGCATTATGTAATAGGCGCCGATGTTGGCATGGGGCTGCGTAGCGGCATACATGGCCGCAGCAGCGACCCCAGTGTTGCTCAGGTGCTCGACAGCAAGATGCGACAAGTCGCGGTGTGGCGCGGGCGCATGCATCCAGACGTGTTCGCCGACGTGCTGATTGCGTTGGGGTATCATTACAACGAAGCGCTTGTTGCGGTTGAAAGAAATAATCACGGACTGGTAACGGCCGTAGGTCTTCGCGATAAGCAATACCCAAATCTATACCTTGATGTTTCAGAAGGCGCCATAGAGCCTGACCGCGAAACTATCCAGATCGGCTTCTTCACCAGTGAAAAGACGAAGCCGCTAATCATCGACACGCTCCGTGCATACGACAGAGAGCGCTCCATCGAAATAAATGACCCCCAGACCTTGGAAGAGATGCTCCAGTTCGTTGTTTCTGACAGCGGACGAATGCAGGCCGAGGATGGCTGTCACGACGACTGTGTTATTTCCCTAGCCATAGCCGCCTACGTGCACGGAGGCCGGTGGGAGCCGGTCGAAATGCCCGAAGAGCTGTATGTCAACGCAATCTGAAGAAAGCTCTCGCAGCTGTTAGGTAATGCGCGTGACAACATCGCCATTCTTTCAAACGCAATTTCATACTTAGAGAAACATTAAACATGGCGAAAGCCTCAGACCGCCTCAGCGATGATGAGGTGTACGCCAAAGTGCGGCAAAAGAGCTTTGATGCTGTCGGCTGGGCGCAGTCGAAACTGTCAAGCGAGCGTGAGCGTGTCACCAAGTATCTGAACTGCGAATGGCCTAAGCGTAACAGCGAAGGTTCCTCCTCTTACGTCTCCGGCGATGTCTATGACAGCGTTGAGCAGCAGCGCACACAGCTGCTGGAGGTGTTCGCAAGCGGCGACCAAATCGCCAAGTTCGACCCTGATCAGGACATGAACGCGCAGGAGTGCCAAGTCGCCTCCCAATACGCGCAGTACGTCATCTTCCGCAAGAACGCCGGCTACAAACTATTCTCCGATGTGATGTATGACGGCCTCACCGCGCGTGCTGGCGTGGCCAAGGTCTACTGGGAGGAGAATTACGACTACAGTGAGGAAGAGTTCGATGGACTTGACGAGATGTCCGCGCACGGTCTCGCTGCTCAGGACGATGTGGATGAGTTTGACGCCACGCAGGACCCCCAGACAGGGCTCTACAGCGGCACACTGATCCGCAAGAAGAACTGCAGCAAGATCACCCTCGATCCCGTGGCCCCCGAGGAGTTCCTAATCGAACCCTTGGCCCGCAGCATCGAGGCGGCCACCTATTGCGGTCACCGTACGCCCAAGACGCGCGACGAGCTGATCCGCATGGGCTATGACAAAAAGAAGGTCATGGCTCTCCCCAGCGACGACGGCAAAGAGCTGATCTTCAGCCCTGAGGTGCTCGCCCGCACGAACCCCACGCGCGCCGCAGAGACCTACGATAGCCCCATTGAGAAGGGGCTTGAGTACTTGGTATTCTATGAAAGCTTTGTGCGCTTCGCTCTGTACAAGAGCAAGGGCGTGAGGCTGTACAAGGTCTGCCACGCTGGCGACAAGCTACTTGAGGAGCCTCAGGAGGTCGATAAGGCCCCCTTCCTCGCCTACGTTCCCCTGCCCGTTCCGCACGTCTTCTACGGAAACAACTTCGCGCAGCGGGTGATCCCCGTGCAGAACGCCCGCACGGTCCTGTTCCGTGGCGTGCTCGACCACACGACCATCACGACCAACCCGAGGTATCAGGTGGTCAACGGCGGCCTGATGAACCCGAGGGAATTGCTTGAGAACCGCATGGGCGGCATCGTCAACGTGCGTCGTCCCGACAGCGTTGTGCCGCTCCCGACCGCGAACCTCAATCCGTACATCTTCCAGACGCTTCAGCTTCTCACTGACAACAACGAGAAGTCCACTGGCATCTCCTCACTTAGCCAAGGCCTCAATAAGGATGCCATCTCGACCCAGAACTCTCAGGGTCTAGTGGACAACATGATGAAGGTCTCGGGTGGCCGAGGGAAGATCATGGCGCGCAATTTCGCCTATGGTTTCCTTGTGCCGCTGATGATCGAAATCATCCGCTTGGCCATCCTGCACGTCAAGCAGCCTGAGATCATCGAGGTGGCCGGTCAGCCGCTTCAGTGCAACATCAATCAGTGGACCGACCGCAGCACCTGCACGGTCAGCCAGCACCTTGGCTACGGCGAGAAGGACATGGCGGCCAACGAGCTTGCTCAGGGCTATCAGCTGATGGCCAAGGACCCGGCACTCGGGCCAGCATTCGGCATGCCGCAGCGTTATGCCATGCTGCACGACGTTGCCAAGCTCAAGGGTCAGACCAACTTCCCGGCGTACCTCAATCCTAACGCGCCGCCTCCGCAGCCCGATCCGATCAAGATGGGTGAGCTGCAGGCGAAGCAGACGGGCGCACAGGCTACGATGGTGCAAGCCCAGACCGCACAGGTCAAGGAGCAGCGTCTATCACAGCTCGACCAGACCAAGTCCACGCTCCAGGCCGCAGACCTCCACATCAAGGCGCTCAACCAAGACCGCACGCATGATCGGCAAGACACCGAGACCGCTGCGAAGATCATGGTCGCTGACCAAGAGCTGGCCCTGCAGAAAGAACTAGCGAAGCGCAAAGACGTGACTGGCACTCTCAACACCAAACCGAGACCTTAATTAATGGATATTCCTGAATGGCTCAGGCGGTATTTGAGTTTACCATCTGAGCCCCCGCAATCTACCGCTCTAGTGCCGTACCCACAGTGGTGGGAAGGTGAGTTCTCCGATCCGAAGCTACTCACAGGCCCTAAGGGCGGCGTAGTACCATACGTACACGATGGGGATATACGCCCACCCCAGAGCGGCGGCGCGGTTGGCGGCTATAAAGGGGTGTCAGGTCCGACCCTTGAGGGTGATTTTACCCGAGTATCCCCGTCCACACTAGGCGGCGCCGCAGCTTCCGCAGGCGGCCCACTAGCTGCCGCATCTCGCCTAGGTATGGCCAACCCGCTCCTAGCGGCGGTAATGGGCGCCATTCAGGGCGACGTGCTGAACAACCACGTCCCGCGCATGTACGCGTCCAATCTGCCAGCCTCGCCCTCAGGGCAAGTGCAGAGCGGCCCGCTCGGGCCAGCATACGCCGCGCCGCCTCCGGGTACTCCAGGCGCTCCATCGCCACCCATCTCTACGGACAACAGCTACACCCCGTCCGGCGCAAGCAACAGCAACGGTGCAATCCCGTGGTGGGCACAGGCCAACCCTGGCGGCTACACGGGTGCTCCGCAGGGCGTCCCAATGCCTATGGCTCCGCAGGGCGTCCCAATGCCTATGGCTAGACCGGCTCAGGCCCCTGGTGGGCAAATGCCAATGTCGCTGGCTCGTCCTGCAGCCGCACCACCTCCGCAGCCGCAGATGAACTTCTTCCAGCGCAACGCGGCGATGATGCGCGACCCACAGACGGGCGCCTTCATTGACCCGGCGAACGCGGCGATTGCTCAGGCTCAGATGGGCAACGGCAGCGACCTCATCTCCAAGATGATGGGTTATCTGCACAAGAAATCTGACAACTTCACGCCGCCCACCAGAGACCCATCAACGTTCGGCGGCGGATGATTAATGATGACTTGATTGGTCTCCTAGGTCAGTTCTGCTTTGAACTCCTAGGGGACCAACGCTTCGCTGCGCTTGAGAAGATGTTCGGTCAACAAATGGCCGTCGATATTCTCAACACAGCCCCGCAGGAAGTGAAGAAACGAGAAGGCATACATGCGGCGTACACAGGCTTCCTTGAGTTCAAGGCCCTGATGCACGACTTCGCAAAGACCCACGAAGAGTTACTTCGTGCGGAACAACAAGCGTTAAACCCAGCACCCATGGATGATCCCACGGTGCACGATATTTACTGAAAAGAGCTAACTGACTGCGATGGCCATCGATTTAGACGCCACCTTTGAAACAGAAGACGATACTGCTAACGCATTCTTGAAATTACTGGACGCGGAAACGCCATCCGAAAGTGATGAGAAGCGTAAACCTGCCTCTGAGGAAACCCCAGAGGAGGACGAAGAAGACGAAGCTCCCAACGACGACGAAGCTGAAGGCGAAACCGAGGACGCTGAAGAAGAGCCATCCGAGGACGACGAAGGCAACGAAGACGAGACCGAAGAGAAGCCCGCACAGAAGAAATACGCGGACGATGATGACACCTATGTCAAAGTCAAAGTCAATGACGAAGAGCACGAAGTTCCTGTCAAAGACTTAAAGCGCCTCTGGGGTCAGGAAGCCTCACTCACCAAAAAGTCACAGGAAGTCGCTGCCCAATCCAAGAAAGCTGACGAAGCACAGGCTCGGAGCGTTGCCGCCCTCGACGTACTTGTGAAGCGTGCAGCGGAAGCAGCTAATCCGTATCGCCAGATCAACTGGGCGGGTCTTATGAAGGACCCGAATGTCTCCGCTGATGAAGTCGCAGCGCTGCAAGAAGCAGCCAAGGCGGCCTTCGACAACGAGACGTTCCTCACGGGCCAACTTGATAACTTCATGCAAGCCGTTGTCGCGCAACAGAGAGATGCCGCTGCGAAACAAGCTGCTGACTGTATCAAGGCCCTGACCGACGACAAGTCGCCCACGTACATCAAAGGTTGGAACCAGACGCTCTACAACGACATCCGCCAGTTCGCGGTGACGCAGGGTGTCAGCAAGGATTTGGTGAACGCACTCAACGATCCGGGTGCATTCAAAATCCTCCACATGGCGATGCAATTCAACGCCGGAAGCAAGAAGGTCGTGACCACGAAACCGGTCAACAAGTCCCCGAAGAAAATCGTCAAGTCCTCGACCGCATCCACTACTCCGACCAAGGGCACCACCAAAGCGGTGGCCCGCAAGGAGGCGTTGGCTAAGCAGAAGCGTGCAGGTGGCAACATGGAGTCCACCGCTAACGCCTTCGCTGCGCTGTTCGGCGACGACTAACGACTACCATCATCACATACTTGAATTAATAGGAGGCCTATCACGGCCACGTATCAGACATATCAGGAAGTGGGCATCAAAGAGGACATAAGCGATGTTATTACGAACATCTCCCCTCGCAAAACCCCGTTCCTGAGCGCCATCGGTAACGAGAAGATCACTCAGCCGCTGTTCCAGTGGCAGGAGGACTCGCTCCGCGCCGTTAACGGCACCGGCAGCGCACAGGTCGAAGGCGCGGACGCCACGTTCATCACGGTCAACCCGACTGTGATGCGCAGCAACTACTCGCAAATCTTCCTTGAAGCCGTGCAGGTCTCGGGCACCACCGAGGTCACCCTCGCCCACGGTCGCTCCAAGGAAATGGCCTACCAGATGGCCAAGTCCGCCGCGCAGCTCAAGCGCGACGTTGAGAACGCCCTCGTCGGCACCGCGCAGGTGTCTGCGGCTGGCTCCAGCTCCACCGCTCGCAACATGGCGAGCTACCAAGCGCAGATCACCGGCTCTGGCACCTCGACCTTCGCGGCCCAGTCGGGCAACGTGTTCTTCATGAACACCGGTGTCAACCTGAGCGAAACCGTGCTCGTCAACGCGCTGCAGGCCGTCTTCGTTGCCGGTGCTGAGCCGTCCCGCATTCTGGTCACCCCGGCCAACTCGGTCATCGTTGCTGGCTTCGCGTCGGCAGCTGGTCGTTACCGGACCATCCCGACCGAGATCAAGGGCGCCAACGGCACCCTCGTGAACGCGGTCAACCTCTACGTCTCTCCGTTCGGTGAGCAGAAGGTTGAAATCGACCGCTTCCTGAAGGCCAACAGCACGCTCATCTATGAGCCGGACATGTGGAGCCTCGCGACGCTGCGTCCGTGGTCCCGCGAGGTTCTCGCGAAGACCGGCGACAGCCTCAAGAACATGATAGTCGGCGAGTTCAGCTTGAAGCACAAGAACTTCCTCGCTTCGGCTATCGTCGTCGATAACAAGGCTGGTCCAGGCTTCTAATTCCACTTAGGGGGGCCCTGAGTAATCCTCAGGGTCTCCCCTTCCTGTAAAGGAGCATACCAATGCCTATGGGTGTAAACCCCGGTGACAACGGCACCGCGACCTCCACCGCTGGTGCGGCTACGTGTAACCACACGGGCAGCATTGTCACCACCGAGGCCCTCGCGACCGCCGCTGCCGCCGACTACTCGTTCACGCTGACCAACGCTGACATCAATCAGAACAGCATGGTCTTCGTTAGCGTGGCCAACGGCACGAACACGACCGTCCCCTGCTACGTACACGCCATCCAGCCGGGTAACGGCTCGGTGACCTTCAAGGTGCGAAATGCGGGCGCCGGTGCTCTCAACGGCACGCTCGTGCTGAGCATTCTCGCCATCTAATAAGCCCCTCAGAGTTCCTTCTCCAAGGAGACTACGGGCGGTCCTGATTGCAAGCGGGGCCGCTCACCTATTCCTATGACCGAACCATTTAAATTCCACGACGGCAACGTCGATTTCACTGAGAACGCCGCTGAGAACAAGCTCATCATCAAGCGGACCCAGCACATCCCCGATGATTGGCTGATGGCCAACCGCAAGCAGCGCGAGGACAGCATGGGCCGCCGCGAAGGCGAGATGATGCCTGTCGCCACGATCCCTATTGAGGTCGTGGACTGGATGAAGCGCGTTCTCAACTACGACGTCTTTACTGAGCCGGTGAAGCGCACCGTGGCGTTGCTCAAGGAGCACCACATGGACGACTTCATTCTCACGAACAAATCACTTTAAATCTATTAGCGAGCGACAGTGAACCTTTCACAGCTGACGGCCCAGTTTCTCGGCCTCATGAACCGCAGCGACCTGAATATCAACACGTCGCTCGCGACTACCTTCCTGAACCAATCCATCCTGAGGCTCCAAAGGGAACTCCGTGTTCCCTTCATGGAAAAGATCATCGAGTACACGATCCCCTCGACGTACACCAACGCGGGAGGCCTAGCGATCCCTTCGGACCTCCTAGGGCTGATCGCCCTCAACGTGGACAGCGACGGTGACGGCATCGTTGACTACCCGCTGCAACGCTCTAGCCTCAAGGATGTACAGCGGGCATCCCAGCTAATCGACACCCCACAGATATTCGCTCGCAAGGGCGGCAACTGGCTGCTGGGGCCTTCCCCGGCGCAGAACTCGATTATCGAAATCGTGTACTACGCGGAGTTCGCCCCTCTCGTGAACCCCACGGACACCAACACCATCTCCACCATCTCGTGGGATGCCGTGGTCTACGGGGCGCTCTCAGCAGCTGGCGACTACTACAACGACGACCGCACGGGCGCGTTTGAGGCGCGCTATAAGCAGATTGCCAAGATGTTGCAGGATCAAGCGGACGCCGACGAGCTTACCGCAGATGGCGCCGTTCGCCCCGCGCTCCTCATCGCCAACGATTACACGCAATATGACGGCGTGGTGAGCTAATGTCTGGGACGACCACCTCCTCATTCTACGCGAGCGTCAACAACCCCGGCACCACCATCCCGGCCGCCAACGATGTCCCCACGCCTACCGGGGACAGCGCGGCGCCCTCATCGTTCTACCAAGGCAACACCGTCTACCAGACGCTGGCCGACTCGGACACGCTGCTGGCCACCATCACGGCCGACACGAACGCGGCTGCGGTAAGTGCGGCTAACGCCGCCGCCAATGCTAACAGCGCGTACACCAATGCGCTCAGCGCAGCTTCCTCGGCGGCCAGCGCTGCCGCTGCCGTTCAGGCTGCTGCTGGAACCGCAACGCCCATTATGGACGGCACGGCGGCGGTAGGCACGCACACCCTGTGGGCACATGAGGACCATGTGCATCCCACGGACACCTCGCGGGCTCCCGCATCGTACACCACTGCGGGGTCCATTTCTCGCACGCTAGTATCCAAGGCTGGTGAGGTCGTAAGCGCTGCAGATTTCGGAGCCGTTGGCGACAACGCTACTGACAACGCCACCGCGCTACAGTCGTTCTTCACCTACCTTGCGGGGGGCACAGTATCGGCCCCTCGGCGCGGCCTGATGCCCGCAGGCGTCTATCTTACCTCGCAACCTCTTACGCTTAATGGAAGCTACTGCAGCTTAGAGCCAGACGCGAAACACGCGGTTACTATTCGATACACCGGGGCGTCAACCACCGCTGACATTATCACTGTCGGTAACTCCTCCACCCAGAGCGCGCGCGTCAGAATTGGCGCAATCTATATCGACAGCAACACCACAATGACCGGCGGTGCTGCCGCTCATTTGCGAAATCTCATTCAGTCCGAGATTGATTTTAGCGTTGCTGGGCAAAGCCGCTATGGCGCGGCTGGCAATTTGCTTTATCATGGCGTGTGGTGGGACGCTTTAGACAACTGCGTCTGGGGCGGGCGCGAAATCGTCGCTCAACAGGACGGATTGCGTGTCAACGGAACGGTTGGTGTAGGAGCAAAAGCCGACTTAACCATCCGCGAAGGCGGAAAGATCACGCTTTGCGCTGTGGGTATTCACTGCGGAGGTGGGTTTGGTGGCCTCTACATCAACCAAGTGAATGCTATTGGCAACGGCACCAACTTCCTAGTAGACACCGCACTGGCCGCCGAAGGAAACCGCGAAATCTTTGTGGGTGCCGCATGTGCGTTCGACAGCTCTACTTCTACTAACGTCGTGTTGGCTGATACGCTTACAAACGGCAGCGCTTGGTTTGCCTTCGAGGGTGTTTGGATCGCATCGGCTGCTGCAGGCGTCGACAATGTAAGCATTGCGACAGGCCATAACGGCATCGTGCAGTTTATCGGCGGCACGATTTACAACGCTGGCAGAGACGGCATCCGTAACAACAGCACAACTGCGACAATTCTTGTCGATGGCACGACCATCCGCAATAACGCGGGTTATGGCATTAACAATGCAGTCGTCAACGCAAACATCATTGTGCGTAACGCGTGGTATGTCGCCAATGTTTCCGGCGCGACCAATGATCCTAAGCTGGTGGGGATGTTCACCGGGGCCAATGGCGAAACCTTCTTCGGGACTAACGGCCAGAGATTTGCCGCATCAGGCCTAAACGTGCCGCGTATGAACGTGGCTGGATTTACCGATTATACGGGCGGGGCCAGCTTTCAAGGTTGGGTGGCTGACGCCCGTGGCTCATCTATTCAGATGCTTAAATCCCGCTCAGCAGCCCCCGGAACTTTCGCCATCGTCCAAAGCGCCGACGAAATCGGGCGCATAGTATTTGCTGGAGACGACGGCACACAGTTCGGCAGAGCGGCTCAAATCAGGGCTCTTGTCGATGCGGCCCCTGCGGCCGGAAGCATGGCCGGGTCGCTGTATTTTGACGTTGCTGCCAGTGGCACTGTGTCCCCAATCGAAGCGCTACGGATCGACAACAAGCGCAACGTCGTCGTGGGTGCGGCTGTGGGCGGCCAGCTCGCTACAACCGCGACTACCGGCTTTTTCTACATCCCAACTTGCGCAGGGGCTCCCACTGGCGTTCCGGCCAATACTTACACCGGATGTCTGCCCATGATCTACGACACCACCAACCATAAGTTCTGGATTTACGATACCGCTTGGAAGGGAGTTGTTCTAGCATAATGACGGCTTCGAACCGCGAGCCGGCCATCGAGAAGACACTCCAGTACGAAGGTGGCTTCACCAACGATCCCCGTGATCCCGGTGGGGCCACCAACTGGGGCATCACGATTGCCGACGCCCGCAAGCACTGGAAACCCGACGCGACCCCTGAGGATGTCAAAGGCATGCCTAAG